TCCATCAGATCGTAGAACTTGGTGCGTCCAATTCCAAGATAGATGCAGGCCTTCTTGACCCCCATGCCGAAGTTTCTGACTTCTGCCTCAACTGCGTTACTCATCTTACCTCCTAGAACCATAGAGGCCGTGAACCAATGCCCACGCCTTTTGAAGATTGTGGAATGGGCTGTGGACGTGGACTTGATTTCTTTTGCTCTTTCTGTGGTCGACGGCGGCGTATATCCAATTCCCAAGCACCTGCTTGGCAAAGTACCTCGCAGTCCCAGAAGTGGTTATCCTTGCCTTTCGGGCATATCCATGCCTTGGCATCATTATCCCAATACTCAATGGTCATTTCATCAAAGTAAGCCTTGGGCATGCCCTGCGCTGAGTGAAGCCAAAACGCACCGGGATCACCCGGCTGCACTTCCAGCTTGGCGGCAAGGGCATCCTTAAAGACGGTTGTATCAATATGCCCTAGCTTCAGCCCTCCGGGGATGGGCTTTTTTGACTGTGGAAAGTAGTCGATCTGGCCGTACGAAACGGGGGCCTTATACTTCTGTTCACCTTTTGTGGCCAACACTCGGGCTCGATACCTCCGGGCGAAGTTATAGACCTCCGTGGTACGGTGCCCCATGGCATCAATCAGGAGTCGCTCCACGGAGTATTCATTCCCCTGCACATCGCGGAACGTCTGCTGCAAGATCTGACGCTCCACTGCTTCCAGCGTGGGCAGGCTCCCACACTGCACCAGCCAGCTTTCCTGCTCATCGCCCCAGCCGAAGGCGCGGACCACGTACCGGAAATAGCCCTTCTGCGTATCCACGCCTGCCAACAGTGAGCAGACTCTGGACATCCCATCTCCAAACGGGCTCGGCACAACGCCGCGCGGCCGGTCATCACAGTGCTGTCGCAGAACATCCTCAGTGCGCTGCTCTTCGTAGTCATACCACGGTTCGGCTTTGCGCTTGTTCATGAAGTCCTTCATCTTGGACTTCCACTCCGACTTGCCCAGCGCCTTGGCCTGCTTGAACTCCACGAAGTCAGCGGCGATTTCAGAAAGGCTCACGAAGCGCGAGATCCACGACGGAACATGAAAGCCTATCGAGCGTGGCCTGTACGCCTTCAGATGGGCAAAGAGTTCAAGGCCGGAGCCGCGAGCCTTCCAGTATCCGCGCTTCACCGCCTCATTTCGTCCCTGATCTGTCCAGCAACTGCCGCAGTGTTCGCAGACGTAGGTGGCCTGATTGCGGGCCTTCAGCTCTTCGGGGTTGGCCTTGGTGCCACCTTCCCAGCGGATGCGGTCGAACTCCATGAGCTGCTCGCCGCCACAGTCCGGACAGCGGACCCAATAGTCGAACTTGGCCTGCGCCTTCTGGAAGTTTCGCCAAATGGGGCTTTCGGCATCTGAAGGCGAAGAAATTTTCCAGATCTTCCGGCGGCGGGCAAAGGTGATGGTGCGGGCCTCGGCAAGGCTTTCCGAGCTGGCTTCCTTCTTGGGATTCTGGAACTTGTCCAGCTCATCTAGCACCAAATAGCAGATGGGCTTGTTGGCAAGCTTGGTCGCGGATCCTGACCACGCCATGTATACAGGCATATTGGAAAGGTTGACGCGAATGGCGCTACGATCTTCCCCTTTTCCCGTGAACAGTTCGCGCAGCCGCGGCGATTCCTCGAACATGGGAATGATGCGATCAGTGCAGTTTTCACGGGCGGTGATTTCGTCGGGAAAGACGTAGAGCGTGGGACCGGGACGCCTGTCTGCAGCATAACCGATGCAGTTGTGCACGGCTTCTGTCCCGCCGCCTTGTGGCCCCTTGCATTGGACGATTTCTTCAACGCCGGGAAAGAAGCTGGCATCCATGATGCCTGCATGATAGGGAGTGATGTCGTTATGCCAGCGCCCCGGGATGGCGCTCATATGTAACACGCGATGGCGGGTGGACCACTCGCTCACCGGAACCGGAGCACGATGGCGAAGGGCGGCACGTTCCCCACGGGAAAAGCGGAAGGAATAGGCGAGCCGACCGCCGGAAGCTCTGAGCTTCCGGCGAAGTCGGTTTCGCACTTTTTCCGGCAGCCAGAGAGGCAGGCCGGATGCTATGCTAACTCGGTCAGGCTTCCGAGTCGCTTTCTTCTGAGGGGTATTCGTCGGGTTCTTCAGCATCATCACATGAGAACTCCACCTCGATCTCCATCTCCCGCGCATATTCATTCAGAATCTTGTCAAACAAAGCCTCAAGGGAGTTGATCAGCGTGTGCGAGTGGTTGGGGTTGCCCTCGACGGCATTGATCAGCTCAAGTACATGTACTTCGATAGCGGATTTCAAAGACGTTTCAAGAGTGACTGCACGCGTTGACAGCTCCATTTCAACATCCTCTCTCGGAATGAGCTTGCCTTCCTCCCGCAGGCGCTTGATCTTCTCTCGTCTGGCCTGCTCTTCTATTCGCATGGCCTCCGCTTCCTGCTTGCGGCGGGCAACATCATCTGCAGCCTTGGCCTGTGCATCCGGTGTTGACGTGAGCGGCAGGGTGCGGGAGTAGGCTTCTACATCCGCCACCGTGAATGTTCCATCACGTTTGCGCAGCCGTCCGGCCTTAATGTCTGCATAGAGCTTGCTTTTGGCGACTTTGCGGTGTTGCGAGGTCAGGTACTCTATGACCTGAGCTGGGGTGGAGAAGGTGTTTTCTCCGGTCTTTGTCGATTGCATGCGAGCCTCCAGAAGGCGCGATGCTCGTTCAAACGCGGATATGGCCGCTGGGGAGGGATCGTCACGCATAACGCGCTTAGCTTCTTCTTTCGCTTTGAGCAACGAGGCAACGTCACTGGACGCACTGCGTTCAAGTAGTTCTTCAAGTTTCAGTTCATCCATTGAGCTGTTCCCTGTCATCGAAAGTTGAGCCGGTGCGCTCATGCACGGCGCTTTTCCCCGTATAGGCCTGCCAACGTCTGACGATGGCATCTGCATACTTGGGATCCAGTTCCATTGTTCGGCAGGTTCGGTTAGTGCGCTCACACGCAATAAGCGTAGTGCCCGAGCCGCCGAAGGGATCAAGAACCATATTGCCCGCCCTACTGCTGTTACGGATGAAGCGCTCTACCAATCCCACCGGCTTCATGGTGGGATGGAGTTCACTTCGGAGCGGTTTACGCTCCAGAATGATAGTGCTGTCGAATTGCTCTACCGCCAGATCTCGCCCGGTGATAACCGTGGAGGTACCCTCATGGCACAGGATAATGGAGCCGTCAGCAAGCTGCTCTATGGAGCCGAAGCTACCCAGCTCCTGAATGGTTTTCCGTTTCCGGCCGCCGTACCATCGATGAGCGCTGCCCGGCTTCCAGCCATAAAGGATAGGCTCATGCTGACACTGATAGTCTGCCCGACCGAGCACAAAATGATCTTTGCGCCAGATAAGGCAGGATGCCAGCTTGAACCCAGCTTCCTGAAAGGCGCCTCGAAAGTTGACGCCTTCAGTGTCCGCATGAGCGACATAGATAGGGCACCCCTTTCCGAGCACACCAAACATGGCCGAATAGGCAGCAAGCAGGAATTGACGGAACTCTGCAGCCTTCATGTTGTCGTTCTTGATGCTGCCGGCCTTTCCTTTGTAGTTCACGTTGTACGGCGGATCAGTCCAGATCAGGTCAGCTTCCGCGCCTTGCATGAGGTTCGCCATTGCATCTTTGCAGGTGGAGTCCCCGCACAGAAGCCGATGAGCCCCCAGCAACCAGATATCTCCGGGCATGGTGACGCATGGCCCGTCAGGAGGAAGCTTGTCAGGATCCGGCCCAGCATCTTCGCGGTCCAGAGAATCCAGCAGATCCTCAATCTCGGAAAGCGCAAGGCCCGTGAGCTCGAGCTGGAAGGACTCTTGCTGCAGCGCATCCAGCTCGGCAGCAAGCGCCTCTTCATCCCATTTTGACCAGGCGACGGAACTGTTGGCGAGAATGCGGAAGGCCCGCACTTGCGCCTCCGTCATACCATCAGCGAGGATAACTGGGATTTCTGCAAGCCCCATACGCAGGGCAGCTTTCAAGCGAAGGTGGCCATCCACAACAACGCCATCAGCCTTTGCCAGAATGGGAAGTCGGAATCCGAACTCTGTAATGCAATCCATCATTCTTTCGACATGGCGATCATTCTTTCGCAGTTGGCGTTCGTATGGTTTCAATCGTTCCAGTGGCCAGTATTCAAGAGAGATCGTTTTCATCCGACAAATCCTGTGGTAGGCCTCCTTCACCGATGCGTATCGCGTTTCGGCAGGAGGGCTGGAGTTTCTGGTCGGATATGCACGTATCCGGTCGCCGCATGGAGGTACGAGCTGCATGCGGCAGCCCTCTCTCAGTTCCGCTATTTATCTTCCGGCCCGTCTCTCGCTCGTTCCACACACTCCAGTGGCAACGGATAGCGGTGCCCGGACACAAAGACCTTCCATTGTCCCCCGCGTTCAAATGGAGCGGATCGGGTACGTGTTGAGAACTGTCGACCTACTTCGGATGCAGTTTTGACGCACACCGGTGTTCCCGCCGGAGTGTCTGGTGGTATGTGCGGTTCAGGCTCAACGGTACCCATTTGCTCCCGCAATAGGGTGGCTAACAGATGGCCCACTGCTTCTGGATTATGCCAATCGTATTTGTTACCATCTCTGCTGACCCATGTTTCACCGTCCTGCACCCGAACTAACCCCGCAGGTCCGTTACGCTCAGGCCATTCTTCTGCATCGTAAACAGAAAAGGCGCGGACGGATCCATCGGCAAGCTTGACTGTTATGCGGGCTAATCTCGGACGCTGTTCTTTCATTTTTCCCCCTCTCAGCGGGTAAAAAACTGTTTTCGTTCCCCCTCCTGCGGGGGAAAATTAAGGGCGCAACAAATTGCTGCTGTCGATAAATGACGCCGGGTGCGCAACTACCCACCCGAATGCTGCATCCGTATGGAACACTAGCCTCGAAAGCTCGCTGCACAGAGCCGCATGCTCCGGCGCTGCCCTCCGCCAACTCCAATCCCACTTGATGCCGAGCGCTACCCTTGCTGCGTCCTTCTCAATCCACATCGGACCGGCGCAGAGCACATCATGGAGGCGCAGCACGTCTGGGTGGAGTGATGGCAATTCCGCAGCCTGCGCAGGCGGCTCGGCAGGAACCATGGCTGAAGCAGGGGTGGAAGCGACTGGCAAGGTCAACGCGGGCGGCAAGCCCGCGACAATCCATGTTTTCAAATCCACGCCAGCGGCGAAGGCTTCGCCGGGATCCTTTCCCGCAGGCACTGGCCACCGCTCTGCATGCGGATAGGTTTTCTGCCACCAGTCTCGTTGCCTTGCCTGCATCAGCTCTTTCTTTTGCGCCTCTTCTATGGCCTCGGGCGTGTCGTCCTTCGGCGAGATCCGCTCAACGTCCAGTGCGTTGAGAATACATAGGCAAGCTGAGAGGATGGCGTGAAGCCATTCATCAGGCTTGCCGCCAAGCGTCCCCATGCCCAGCGTTCCAACGTCTTTCAGGCCACCATCAACGGCTGCCCACCAGCAGGCAATGGCATCCAGTTCCGCCTCTATAGCTACAAAAGCTCTAGCTTCAGGGTTGAGACACATTGGGGCACTACTGGAACCCGGCACCATGTAGTATCGGGGGCCGAACTCAAAACCGTTGTCCTGCCGGATCTTGATGCGCTGGAGCACTCCTGCACGCCAATATGGAATGACAATGCCCTTGGGTAGCCAGAGACGTTTGGACTTGCCGTTTTCGCCAGTCTCTTCTTCCAGCCCCCACGATGTACGCGGGCGATATTCATGCTGCGGGTTGTAGCCAAGGCGACAGCGCTTGACCGCATCAAGCGGAATCCCGCGTCCTGCGAGGTATGCAAGCATGGAAGGATGGGCCAGCAGGCGCTGATGGGCAGTCGTGATGAAGGATTGAGCCTTTTCCTGCCAGAGCTGTTTGGGATCTGCATGCGTCTTGAATGACGGCACGGATGCAGCTTTTCTTGATTTCGGAGCGGAGAGCGGCTTGTAGTTTGCTCGGGGCTCCACCCCAGCTGCTTCGCACGCCTCGCGATATCCCATGCCTCGATAATCGCGAAGGTATTGGATGGCATCGCCCCCCACCTGCTCAACGCGGCACCAGTAGGATCCACGACCGTCGTTCTGCTCCGGAAAGATGCGGAAGCGATCATCACCGCCGCAGGATGGACAGGGGGAACCCCACTCTCCTCTCGCCTGCAGCCGCACATTGCTGTCGCCTACATCTTGTCGCACCAGATCAAGCACGTTCATTTTCTCTTCTCCTCTTGGAGGATGAGACCGTGTAAAACAATCATCCTGCTAATTGTCCTGATTCTTATCATTATATTTTTATTATATTTTTTTTAAAAATGGAGGATGAGAAGATAAGTGTGTAAAAACATGGTCGTCAAAATCCGAGATTTCTAATCTCCCAACTATTGCCGGACCTATGGTCCTAAGCTCCGACGCACCACTCCATATCTCGTAATTTTAGATGGTTACGATTGTGATGATCATCCCTAGGCATCATCCGCTATCGTCTCAATCATCCCTAGAACTCCTTGCCCGTGAGATCCTTGTAAGCGGCACGGTTGATCCGCAGACCGCGATAGCCCATGAGGTTCCCGGCCGCCGGGATCTTCTCGCTGGGATACCCCTTCTTTTTCATTCGACCGCCGAAGGCCTTTTGTGAGTATGGCTTTTTGTTGATGTTCTTTTCCCACCAGACGGAGAAGAACTGGTGCAGGGGGGTGGACAGAATGAAATCTGTTTCAGGAACGTTCTCCGTAATGAGACATTCAACGAAGAACTGCTGCATGAGGTCTTCATCACTTCTATATTCGTTTGTGGCCTCAAGCACCTTGGCGGGCGGGTTGAGCCCCTGCTGCTGCCACTCAAGGCAACCGCGAACCAACCATGCGAGAATGCCGGGGTACTCGGCCTGCAGCTTCTCCTTCATGCGCAGATCCACAGGGCGTTCGTTGGGCTTTGTGGGTGTGCCTTTGACAAAGCGCACGGCAAAGTCCACCAGATGTAGACGGGTCCAGAAGGCCATGTCATCGGCGTTGGCGTAGGGTTTCTCGTTTGTGAGCAGGAAAAGTTGATGTGTCGGTTCAAAGGTGACGAGGCGCTTGTCATGAGGATAACGCCCTGTGAGGCTGCCGCCACCAGAGAGCCACTTCACACGGCTGGGCGAAAAGCGAGCATCCTTATCCGTCTCAGAGGCCAGCGCCATGCGCAGGCCTCGTAGCTGCATGATGTCTGGAGAAGGACCGGCGCTCGAGCGAGCTCCCTTCTGGTCAAGCAGCATTTCGGCAGGGACTGTTCCTACCAATGGACCGAGCACCTTTTCCAACGTTCCGGTCATGGTATCCTTGCCGTTACGGCCCTCATCACCAAAGAGAACCACGAACACATGCTCGTAGGTCTGGCCCGTGATGGCGTAGCCGAAAAGGCGGCGTAGATATGCGACCATTTCGGGATCGTCGTTCATGATGGCCAGCAGCGCTGCTTCCCATGTAGGGCAGGGTTCATCGATGCCGCGCCATTCAACAGGGGATGCGAGTACGAGGTAGTCCCCCGGTACCCCCGGTTTCAGCAGTCCAGAACGAAGGTCCAAAACTCCGTTCGCGACTGGCAGCAACCACGGCTCCCGGTCGATCTCATCACCAGCAATGGCGATGGCCTCACGGTTTGCTCGAGCTCCTTTCAGGCAGTTGGTAACACCGTTAATCGAGTGCAGATAACGACACGCCTTGAGCAAAGTTTCGCGTTTGCCTTCCAGAAAGTCCAAGTGGGACTGGTTAGCGCCATCTTCCTCGGCACGTTTCTTCTGGTCGGCGATCCGGTCTCGCAGGCCCATGTACTGATCAACCAGATCCTCGACATCGATATTAGCGCCTTCGGTCAGGTCGAAATCCCAATGGTGACCGCGCCAGATCATCCAGCAACCAGCTTGGTGGTTGTATACTTTCCGGTCCTTGTTGAGTGCTGCGTAGAGCATGCCATGGCCGATGTCCTTGTTCTGGGCACAGCGATAGATGAAGTCGTCGTCAAGCGGCTCCGGATCAGCTGGTGGCACAACAACTTCTTCGGCACGCCGCCCGGCAACCTTCGCCCGCATTTCTGCGAGCTCGTCATGTGGCGTGGAAGAGCTATCAGGATTATCAATATCTTCCTGATTTTCAGGGGGATTGCCGAGCTCGCTCATGCCTGCCCCCGCGTGTTACGAATGGAAGCTTTCGTGCACCAATTGCGTGTCACGATTGGATAATTTCCATTTTTCCGAGCAAAGTTTTCCATCACTCGCGCCCGAAACCCGAGCCTCGCAGCACCCGTAGAGCCGAGTGCCGCAGAAGGACCCATGGAGTACGGGAGGGCTCTGGGCGACGGATCTGGCCCATAGGATGATCTGGCGTGCTTCTTCAGGCGGGGGGAGGCGGGGGAAAGCGTGTAGGCCCCCAGCACCGCGCAGTGCGCGGCGCTGGGGGAAGAGAGAAAGGAAGCCGTCGCTATCGCGTCGGCGTCATGATTTGATGCAGTCCAGAGGGGGAGAGGGCGAAAGCGCCCACAAAGAGTGACCCCATAGTGACCCTGAAAGGCTACACAAGGGGATCGCCGTAGAGCATTGCAAGTGTCGGAACTTGCATAAGTACGTGGTAAATAAGTGGTACCCAGGACGGGACTTGAACCCGTACAGCCCGAAGGCCGAGAGATTTTAAGTCTCTTGTGTCTACCAATTCCACCACCCGGGCGTGGGAAGTGACGCTTCGTAGTATGGAGTGCGCTGGTGCGTCAACCATTTCAAGCCGGAACGCGTCAATTCGGGCCAACCGACGGCGCCTGTCGCGTAGGTCTGCAATCACCCCGTACAGAGCGACCCGCGCGGCCTGCCAGCACAGACGGGCCAGTGCGTACCCGCCAGACTAATCAATCAGATCAATCAAATCAGTCGGTCAGCCAGCCAGTTACTCAGTCAGATTAGCCAGTTAGATTTGTTAGTCAGATTCGTCATTCAGATCGGCTAACCTGACCAATCAGGTCAAGCCAGTTACTATTCGCCGTCGGGGGAATCTCCGTCAACGTCGGGACGAAGGAACGCCGGAGCAACATCTTCTACATAACGGCAGGCCTTCATGGAAATATCCACCGCAGCCTCTTTCCAGCCACCGTTGGTGAAGCAATACAGATGCACGATGGACAGGTCCTTGTGCAC